ATTGGTTCGATGTAGCGAACGGGCTGCGCGCTGAGAACGAACGGCTTAAGGCTGACGCGCTTAGGCTTACTGCTGCCGGCGAACATCTCTGGGCCTTTGCTCAGGCCTGCGTTAATAAAGATATCTACGCTAAGACCGCCCAGGCTAGGATTGATATCTGGAACGCGGCAAAGGATCGCAGTCCCCTTTGAGCAAAGCAAACGAAGCCCGCGCCCGCCCAGGCCTTAAGCAGCAGACCCCTTACGAACTAACCCGAACCGCCCAGGGCCGCGAAGCAGATCGCGCCCGCTGGCAATTCCTCTTTTCCCTTAACAAATACCAACCGCCTAAACCGCAACCCCTATGCCGACCGAACCGAAGAAACGCCGCCCGCGCGAAATGATCGCGCTTCCCTCCGGCTACAATGTAAGCCGCAGCCTGCATACTAAACTGCTGGCAGTCCGCGCCGACCTGGAACGCCTGAACGATCGCGAACGCCTGAACCTTCCCGATATCGCCGCGCGCCTAGGCGTTACCCGCGAAACCGCCGCGACCTATGCCGACCTGCTAGGGATCAGAATCCATAACAGTTACAAGCGCCCGCGCGTTGATAAGGCTACCTGGCCCAAGGTTCTCCCTACCCTGCGTAAATCGGGAATGACTTATAAAGCGATCGCCGCGAAGATCGGCGCGACTCCGATCAGCGTTTGCCGCTGGTTTCTTAACCAGGGCATCGTTACTAACGACCATTACCGCGACTAAGATGCCTGAGTTCCCCGCGATCCCTAAGGCGGTAACGCGCCAGCATTACGCGCAGCATAAGAACGGCGCGGTTAAGTTCGCCCTATATGCGCTGATCGATTCGACCGATGTAAGCCTAGAAGCCAGCGGCGAAACCTTGGCTTCGTTCAAAGATAACCTGGCAGCCTGGACTAAGCACAATCATAAGGCCTTCCGTTACTCTATCGTTTCGTTCTGGATCGTTCTGAACTTTCACGATTTCAAACCCTATTCCCCGCACAAGCCTCCGCGCTTATGAAAGTTCTAGAACTATTCGCTGGCAGCCGATCGGTCGGAAAGGCTGCCGAATCCCTTGGCTGCGAAGTTTATTCTTCGGATATCAACGCCTTCCCTGGAATCCATTACGCAATCGATATCCTTAACTTCGACCCTGCCCGCGTTCCATTTAGGCCCGAAGTAATCTGGGCATCGCCGCCTTGCACAACCTTTAGCGTTGCATCAATCGGGACGCATTGGCTGCCAGGCCGCGTTCCCAGAACCGAAGCCGCTAAGAACGGGCTGCTGATTGTATCAAAGACCCTGGAAATTATCAGGCATTTTAACCCGCGATTCTTCTTCATCGAAAACCCGCGCGGAATGTTGCGAACGCTGCCGCTTATGGAAGGCCTGGATCGGCGAACTGTTACCTATTGCCAATACGGCGATGAAAGAATGAAGCCGACCGATATCTGGACTAATAGCCAGGCCTGGCAGCCTAAGCCCGTTTGTAAGAACGGCGCGCCCTGCCATACCGCAGCGCCGCGCGGATCGGCAACAGGAACACAAGGCCGATCTAACGCATATGAGCGCAGCAAAATCCCCGAAGAACTTTGCCTTGAAATAATCCGTTCCTGCCTGAACGCTAACCTTCCCAACCCGAAAACCAAATGCCCATAACTAAAGAACAGATCGCCGCCCTGCCGACCGCTACCTGGTCGCGCGAACAATACGATGCCCATAAGAACGCGCTTAACCAGAGTGGCTGCAAGGCCATCCTGCATAGCCCGCAGCATTATCAGGCCGAACTCACCAACCCGCGCAAGGATACCGCTGCCCTGCGCATCGGTCGGCTTACGCATATGGCGGCCCTGCAGCCGGATGATTTCGCCGCCCTGGTTATCTGCGAACCCGAAGATGCGCCGAAGCGCCCGACCGAAAAGCAGGCCACCGCGAAGAAGCCGAAGCCTGAGCATATCGAAGCGCTGCAGTTCTGGCAGGCCTTTGACAGCCAGGCCGCCGGCAAGATCGTAGCCGACCGCGATGAATACCTGGAATCGCTGGCCTATGCTAACGCGCTTAAGGCCGAACTCTCCCATTGGCAGGTTAAGCCGATCGCGACCGAACTCTGCCTGACCGCCGACTACGGCGCTACGCCGCTTAAGTCTCAGATCGACCTGATCGGCGCGGACGGGTTTATCTACGATCTCAAAACCTATACCGGCTACGCTACGCCGCAGAACATCCTGCGCGAAGTCTATGCGCGCGGCTATCACCTGCAGGCCGCGTTCTATCAGTTGATTTATAAGTTGGTTTTCGGTGAACGGCCCGCCGGCTTTCGCCTGGTATTCGTAGAGAAGGCCCAGCCTTACGCTACGGCTACTGTCGAACTGTCGCGCGAACTAATCGCGGAAGGCGGCGTTCTGCTGCAGCAGGCGATCGAAGCCTACAACGCGGCCCGCGAACTGAACCATTGGCCCGCCTACCCTAAGCAGATCGTTACCCTGCAGCCGCGCGCCCTGGGCGGCAGCCAGGCCGATAGCGGCATTACCTTCGCTTAACCCTTAACCTCCCAATCCTATGACCCCTGAAAACAATAAGCAGAAACTAATGCCCATCGCCCAGCCTGGGCGCTATACTGTCCGCGTCTGCAAACTGCGCGATGACGATATCGGCCTTACCTCAAAGGGCGATGTTAAGGTTCGCGTTCTGCTGGTAACGAATGACAGCCAGAAGATTAACGAACTGTTCTATGCTTCGACCGAAGGCGCTTTGAAGCGCGCCGCTGCGTTCGTCAACACGGCTACCGGCAAGCGCGGCGGCCTGCCGCCTAAGGATCGGGACGGCTTCGCGGCCTTCATCGGTCAGGCCGAAGGCAAGGTTATCGCTATCGATGTTATCGAGGTTAACGAAGTCTGGAAGGACGGCAGCGAACATATCGTTCGGAAGGTTAGCCGCTTCGCTTCCCTGCAGGAAGGCCAGCCGCCCGCCTGGCAGCCGAAGCCTAAGGCCGCGCCGGCAGCCCAGCCCGAAATCGGTTTCGCTGACGATTCAACCCCGCCGTTTTAAAGTGAATACCGAACTGCCTAAGACCGCCGACCGCATCAGGCCCGCCCTGATCCTGGTCTGCGGCTATGCCAGGGCCGGCAAAGATACCCTGGCTGACGGGCTGCAGGACGGCGCTGCCGGCTCATCGGTAAAGGTTTCGTTCGCCGAACCGCTGAAGGCCAGCGCTAACCAGGCTATCCGCGATATCATCGGGCCAGCCGCGCGCTTCCCTGGCTTCCGCGATGAAGCCTTTAAGGTAGCGAACCGCGCGCTGCTGGTAGAACTAGGCAAGACCTGCCGCGCTATCCATCAGGATTGCTTCGTTGAACTAGCGCTGCAGCAGGCCGCCGAACATATCGCCGCAGGCTGCAGCGTTATCATTACCGATGTTCGTTATTCGAACGAACTGCAGCGCTGCGCAGATTGGGCCGCCCTGCGCGGCGTTCCGCTTTATACCCTGCTGATCTATACGGACGGCATCGAAGCCGCGAACGAAGAAGAAGCGACTAACTTCGACCTGCTGCTGGTTCGGTCGGCTACCTCATCTATCGGATGGACTGACCGCAGCCGATGGAAGCCCGGCAGCGCCGACCAGATCAACCGCCACGGGCGCGGCCTGGCTTCCCTTATGCTTATCTGATTGCCCGCTACCCCTAACCCTAACACAACCCCAGGCTGCCACAACCAGCCGCCCAATCTATCGACCTATGCCAGCCCAACCGCTGACCCTACCCTTTGACCCTGACGCTGAACGCAACCTGATCGCGTCCGTCCTGGTCGATTCCGACACTAACCTCCCAAGCCTTAAGGCCTGCGCCGAACTAGGCCTATCGCCGGCCTGCTTCTACGAACCGAAACATCAACTGATCTGGAACGCTATCCAGGCGGTCGATACCGAAGGCGCGATGCCTGACGAAATAACAGTAGCGAACCACCTGCGTAACCAGGGAGTGATTGAACAGGCCGGCGGCATCGCCTACATCAACGAACTTACCGGCGCGCTATTCGCCCCTTCCCCTAACCTGCGCGCATCGGCAGCGATCGTCAGCGAAGCGCACCAGGCCCGCCTGCTAATCGGCATCGCCCAGGGAACGATTCAGCGCGCGCAATCCGGCGCGTTCAAGCCGAACGAACTTGCCGCTTCATTCGCCGCCCAGGCTAAGGCCGCGCTACAGGCTTACGCGCCTAAGGAGGGGGAGCAGAAGATGGAACTCGCCGACCTGGAAGCCTTCGACCGCAACAACGACCCTAACAACCTGATCGGTAAGCGCTGGCTTTGTAAGGGCGGCAGCCTGCTATTCTCAGGCCAGGCCGGCTGCGGCAAGTCAACCCTGGTAACGACTATGGCAATTCGCTGGGCGCTAGGCTTCGACCTATGGGGAATGAAACCCGTTAAGCCGCTGCGTATCCTGATCCTGCAATCTGAGAACGACCTAGGCGATTTAAGCGAGCAATGGACGGACTGCTGCGCGGCGCTGAACCTGAGCGCCAGCGAACGCGCGCGCCTATCCGAACAAATCTTTATCTACCGCGAAGCCGTTAAGACCGGCGAAGCCTTCGGGCAGACCCTGGAAGAACTCATTACCAGGCATTCCTGCGATCTAGCCTTTGTCGATCCTCTCCTGGGGTTTGCCGGCGGCGATGTTTCTAAACAGGATTTCTGCAGCCATTTCCTGCGCCATATCCTGCAGCCTTGCCTAATGCGAACGGGCTGCGCGCTGATCGCGGTTCACCATCAGAACAAACCGCCGAAGAAGAAAGAGGAACAGGGCAGCGTGACTTCGACCTACGACTTTACCGGGAGTTCGGAACTCGCCAATTGGTTTAGATCGACCGCGATCTTACGCCGCGAGGATAACGAACTACCCCATTTCATCCTGAAGTTAGGCAAGCGCGGCGCAAGGGCCGGCCTGCAGGATAGCCAGGGCCGCTTTACCGATAGCCTGCGCATCAGGCATTCCAAGGTTCGCGGGCAGATATGCTGGGAACGGAATAACGACCCTATCGCCTCCCAAGATGTCTAACCCTGCCGCCTATCCTGATAGCCTGGGCGGGCCGTGGCGGCCTTCGGACGGGCTGGCCTATACCCTACCAGCCCTAACCGCCCTGGCGGGCTTCTGGCGGGCTGCGTCTTTTCTTCTACTCCAACCCTGGCACAAGCGTAATACCCTAAAGGGTATTGTTAGGGGATTTACCCCTTTGCTTTACGCTTACGCTACAAAGGGGATTTCACCCCTAACCGCTACCCCCGCCCGCCGCCTGGTTTATGGGAACTAAAAGATTCAATAAGCGGGCGATAACTAAAGCCGTTAAATGGCGCAAGGCCTGGCGCGATCATAAGCCCGCAATGGCAGCCAACTTGGCGCGCATCAATCGCCGGCTAAGGGAAGGCAAGGCAGCCCGTATCGAACGCATCAAGGCGATCCTGGTTAACCTCCCTGAAGGATTTACCAGCAGCCAATCTAAAGAACTATTTACATCGGCGCTAGACCAGGCCGGCCTTGAACCTAGCCCGCCCAGGCTTAAGCGGCTGCGAACCTATGCCGTTCGCTATGGCCTGCTGCGCTTCGAACCGCGGTTAAACCTTTGGATAAAGTTAGTTTGATAGAAGCCTTTACCCGTTGTAAATAACCCTATGCCTGACCAGCAACCTAGCCCGCCGCCGCTGCGCGAAGGACGCGCCGAAGAAGCGGCGTTCGATCGCTGGTTCGCCGGCCTGAGCAAACGGGAACAGGCTAAGTATCGTAAGCGTAACGCCGGCCCTTATTCCGAAATGGGACTGCCCAGGCATTCGTTCCCGATCTATGACAACTCGGAACAATGGAACGGCGATGATCCTAGGCGCGCCGAACCTCAGATCGAAAGCGATACCTGGGTTAGCCTGGAACGAATGCAGGAAGTTATCAGCGATTGCCTAGCGATGTTAAGCGCATCGGATGATCGGGCCGTTGTTAATCATTTCGATCTTATCAGGATTGTCCTGGGCTTGCCCGATGCACCGCAGCAGACCGAACTAGCCCGCCGAATGAAACTGACTAAGCAGGCGGTAAGCATTCGCGCTAAGAAGATGCTACTACGGGCAAGCAAGGTAGCGCCGGGCATTCTCTCGCGCGTAAAGATGCAGCCGAAGCCAGGAGATCGCTGCGCGGATTGGGCGCGGAATATTATAGAAAAAAATCCTAATCCTAAGAGGGTCGCTAAGGAATCTTTTACCCCACCCCCAGGCGCTTCGTGGGCCA